CCCATGACACCTTGGTAGATACCTATATATCCTACTACTGCCATGATTAGCGGTAAGAAAGGTTTAATCGTGTCCCACAGAGTTGTCAAAAAGCTAATTGCCGGTGGAATGCTGTCAGTGATAGCTTTGAAAGCTACGTTGACCGCTCCTTTGATCTTGTCAAAGTTTTCTGCAATCGATCCAAGCCCAGCGTCTTGCATTCCTTCATCAATCGCTGTGATAACATTCGCCAAACCTTTTACAACTGCTGTCTTGATGTTTGCAAAAGAAGTCCTGATACCAGCCGAGTTCTTTTGAGCTAATTCAGCAAAGCCGCCGACACCTTCATTCAGTTCGATTAAACGACTGTTAAAATCATCAAATGTAATATCGCCTTTCTTCAAGGCAGCATATAAGTCATTCGCTGAGTTAACGCCTTGATCACTAAAGGACTTCGACACCTTATCCATTGCAATTGGCATTGTTTCAAGCAAAGAACGCCAAGACTGAAGATCGACTTCTCCTTTTGACAACATTTGCTGGTATTGTTGCGCCCCACGACTTGCATCAGCTGCAGAAGCACCACTGGCCAAGAAAGCATTGTTTAAGGCTACTGCTGTGTCTGTCCCTTTTTGCAAATCACCTGTTGAAATAGCTAGCTGTTGAGCGCTAGATACAATTTCATCTAAACTTGTTGGCAATCCGTCTATTCCGTCTGTCAGTTTGTTCATGGATTTGTCAACATCATCAGTAGAATAGCCCAACGCTTGCATAACGACTGGGTATTTGTTCAATGTGTCGAAACGATCGATAGCACCGCCTAATGAACTAGTAACTAATCCGATAGCATTATCAATCAATTTAAAAACCCCGATACCTTTGGCGATATCGAGGATAGAAGTATTCGTTTTTTGAGTGCTGCTATCTAAGTTGTTCATCGAACTATCAGCATTCTTCATGGTAGAAGAAAAATTCTTGTCGACAGCCGAAAGGATCGCTTCAACGCTATATGATTCCATAGTTTTCCTCCATTCTTCAGGAGTTTACAAATCTCGGTACTTTTTCATCCTTGCCCAAGATTTTGTTTTCAAGTTTTTCCTTGTTAAAGAATTTTTCGAAGGTGTCAAATAAAGGAACCTCGTATTTACCACGTTTTTTAGTAGCTTTAACTTGATTATTCGCCCATGCTTGGTAATGAATAAGCTCTTGTTCGTCTAACCTTTTGAGACGATAAGCAACAAGCCTTGTTTCGTATTCCGTCATTGTCATTCGATCAATGTCTAAAAAGTCAGTAATCCCGAGATAACGCAGACAGTTTATCTGGACAGTGGCATAAAAATCTTCTTCTACTTGCTTTCCTTGATTCTGTTTTCGACTGTTAGTGTTTTTTTCTTTGTAAATTCCGACTTTTTTAATTCTTCTAGTACCAAATCAAAGAGTTTATCCGAGCCGATTTCACCAACTAGTGCAATCAAATCTTTTTCTGCTACTCGTGGTGACTCTGTTGCATTTGCTACTTTTAACATTTCAATCAAAGTCTCGATATCTTCGTTAAAGAAATTCACTAGCGTTGAATCTAGTCCAAGCTTCATTGTCATCCCTTGTTCTACAACGGAATATCTGCGGTTCATTTCACGGATAAACCCAAATCCAAAAATAAAGCTATACTCTTTGTCGTTAATCGTTAGTTCCATTTATTCATCCTCCTAAAAATAAAAGCACTCAATTAAGAGTGCTTAGCCTTCTGGTGTTTGTTTTGTTGTGTCTACAAATGCATACTGAACTTCATTTTGTTGTTCGGCCGTTAAGGTTGCATAACCATCTTGATGAATCATTTGTACGGCGTATTCCAATGAAACTTCAACATTATCTTCGGCAGAAGCCGTTTCTTCGTAGTTTGAGATATACACTTGCATATATTTAGCTGCAAATTTACCTGTATCGCCTTCTTGTGGTTCGAGTTTGTCAATGATCCATGTTTCCACCAATTTGTTGTTCATAAATGCATCGTAAAGCATTTTTAGTGTTTTGCTGCCACGTTCATATAAAGCAGTAGAGCTGAAATCATACTCAATTGCCCCTACAGTTTGTGCAGTGCCATCTTTAGTTTCGGTAGCATCTGTACTGCGTGACATACCGAATGTATGCTCGGTTTGATAAGTAACAGTTTTGGCATCTTCTTCAGCTTGTTTTTCCAAATCCCGATAGACCAAAATGACGTCAATACCTTTTTTTAGTGCCATTTAAATTCCTCCTATTAATCTAAAATTCAATTCAATAATCGCTCGTTTAAGCGGTGTGTTTGTGCTTGTATCTGTTACTGTCTGTATGTCGCTCACATTGGTGTCTAGCGTCCATGAATATCCGTCAGATGTATTTACTTGCATCGCTTGCTCAAACAAAGCAGAAGCCATCTCAGACACTTGTTTTCGCTTTGTGTGCAAACCCCATACAGAAATGACAATCACGACATTTCCCAAGATATGAGACTTGTTGGTGGAGTGAAGTGTTTGAGTGTCTTCAAATTCAACAAAAGGATAGCTAGTAGCACTTGCTGGTTTGTAGTCATAGGTTTGATACCCCAATGCAATCGATCGCTTAAACATTTCATCAAAAATTGATTGTTCTCTAGTCTTCATCTATTCCACCAACTTATCCATATCAGATTTAAACTGCGCCTTCTGCTTATTGAAAGCTGGTCGCATAAATGGTTGAGCTGATTGGAACCTTGTTCCGTACTCCAAATAAGGAGCGTAATCGGCAGTAGGTTTCACCTTTCCTGTTAAACCGCCATCGCTCAAATCCATAGTTATTGAACGTCTCAAGTTACCAGTATCGACTGGCGCTTTACGTTGTGCGCCTTGTGTCAATTCGGCTGTATTCTGTTTGACGATCTGCTTCACATCTTTCATATTTGCATTAGACTTGAGTTTCATCGTCAATTCGCTAACACCTTTGAGAGAAACGTTCCTTCTAGCCACCAGAAGCCACCTCCTGGATGATAATGCTATTTCTTAATGCCGGAGTTCTCGTGGTGACATCTTTATACGTTTTTCCTTCGTACAAAATGCGATCATACTCTGGAACAACAAAAAGAGGCATGGTTCTGATAACCTTTGCCCCTTGTCGTATATCTCCAAAAATAGCCATACTCCTATCTGTTCCAACATCCGTTACGTTAACGTTCGCTGTCGTCCGAATAGGTGCCGATTCTACCCACTCACCCAAGTCTGGATCGTAATGGCTACCTAATCCATCTTTCTCGAAAGTAACTTCATCCAAAAATCTCATACGAAGTAAAAACCCCCTTGCTTGGGCTTGTATAAGTCTTCATCGTCTTTTCGTTTAAAGGAATCAATCTCCGATCCATATTCGGAAAAATCCGAATCAGGGAATGCCATAGATAGTCCTTCTTGAGAATATGAGGACATCCCTTCCTGTCCAACTCGGTTGAAACGTTTGTTGGTTACATCGAAAACAATGTACTCTAATGAATCTGGTATAACAGAAACGCCTAGCAATGACGCTAAGCGCTCTCTAGTTCGTTTCTCGATAACTTCTAGCTTATCATCTGTAGAACCGCTTAGAAGCTTCTTAACGTCATCTTTAATTGCCATTCGTATCTATCCTTCCTACGGTTCAGTCAGAGTCAAAACGTGAGTATCCGTATGTGAACCATCTTCCGTTTTGATTGTTGTCGTGTATTCACCAGCAGGCACAGTTTCAGTCCAGGTAATATTACCGCTAGAAGAAACCGCCAAACCAGTTGTTGCTGGCGCAATTGAATATGTCACTGTTTTATTTGTTGCGTTTTGTGGCGCAACAGTGGCTGTTAATTGTCTATTACCGGCAGTCCCCGCAACTGCACTTGAAGTTTTAGGCGATACTGTAACGCCTGTAGCGGGGATTGTTACTCCCCCGCCGGTTGAATTTTCCCGAATGCTTCATCTTTAACGATCATGAAACCAACATCCATTGTCGCACGCAAAGCAACTAATTCTTGCTCGAACAAGTTAACTGGCGTACCGTCTTCGTTTGTAAGAGTTGAGAGTTGAGCGTCTTCAGAGATTTTGAACGAGATGTTGTATGGGATTCCGTAGAACATGTAGTTAAAGTCACCTGCATAGAGTTCGCCTTTTGCCAAAGCTTTCAAATCGACTACTGGCAAGCCATCAATAGTATTAGCCGCACGATCGTAAATGAATTCAACATTCGTGCCAACCGTTTGAGCTGCAGAGCGAAGTTCTGTACGATTTTTCCGGTTAGAGATAAATGCGTTCGGCTCGAATTCGTTTTCGCCAAGCACATCTTCTAACGCTAAAATATTTTCGTAAGTAAGAGGTCCGTTGATCACATTGCCAGCCGCAACAACAGATTCTTCTAAAGATTGTGGAAACGGATTGTCTGTATTCAACAATGCAGCAGCATCAAACTTTTTGTAGAAAGCTTCTGCAATCTTAGGTTGCATAACAGTGAAAAAGTCTGACATTTTGTAGTGCAAGTATTCCCGAGAAACTGGAATAATAACACCAAGTTTTTTAGCAACCATAGTTGCTTGTAGCCATTTAGGTTTAGATGTTTTGATCTTTTCACCTTCACCAACCCAGTAAGCGCCAGGACCTTCAGCAAAGTATTCGAATTTCTTTTCTTTGTCCGTCATTTCTTCGTACTTGGCCAGCTGCATGATCTTAGAGTTTTCCATGACTTCATTGACAATAAGCGTGTTGTACTTATCAGGGATCTTGCCTTCTTTTGTTTCATAAACTGTCACATTATCTGGATTCCAAGTCTGAGCAAAGTATTGCAAATTCATATTCATTAATCGTTTGTTTTTCATTTAGTATTTCCTCCTATTTAATGATTCTGTTTTTAGCAGCCAATTCAGCCACAGTTTGTTTAGTGTTCTTATCAGCAGAAAACTGTCCGCCTTCACCTGGTGTAGATTGACGAGCATTTTCTTTTTTGATCTGAGATGCAAAGTTAGTAATAACTGCAACAGCCTTTTTAGTAGCTTCTGCATCTTCTGAAACAATCAATCCGAGTAATTCATCATCTTGTGGCAATCCTGCGCCTGAGAGCATTTTAGAAGCTTCTGACTTCATTTCGTTTAAAGTCTGTCCACGTTTCAGTTCAGCGATTTCAGCTTCTTTTTGCTCCAATTCATGTTGCAGTTTTTCTTCCGCATTCATTTTTGCGAGCTTCTTAGCTTCTTCTTTTTTCGCTTCTGCTTCTTGTTCCCAACTAGCACGAGCCTTTTTAGTTTCAGCAGCAACAATTTTCGCTAATTCGTCACGAGAAAATGTTTTGCCAGTTTCTTCTCCCTTCGGCTTATCCTCTGGTGGTGTAGTTTGTTCCGCCGGCGGTGTATCATTGCCACCAACTGGATTTTCAGAAAAGAATTGAAGTTGCATAGGCATTAATAAACGTTTTTTCATGATTATTCCTCCACGGTTACGCCGTTACCCGATAATTTAACTAGTTACGCCAGTCAGTCGGAACAGCTTTCTCTTTAGTGCCTGTAAGCAGTAAGAAGGCATAATAAAAAGCCGTTAGCGAATGGGCTAGCGACTTCTATATTTTCTATTAGGTTTATATGGTTTTTTAGGCGCTTCAAATTGATATGTTTCCTGAATATTGTCTAGTCCGTCAATGATTCCATAGAATTTCATAGTGACTGCTGATACATCACCGACGCTTGATTCGATATTAATATCCGTTAAACCGTTAACCCGTGTACCATCAATGAATAAACCGTTGCTAATTGATACTTTGTTTAGTTTTGGCATGGTTATAACCCTCTTTCTTTAAGCGATTTCTCAAACACTTCTCTGTCAACATACGGTGCCGTACTGCATCTGCAGAATGGATGCATAGGCGCACAATTTAAACCCGGTGACATATCTTTCAAATCAAATACTTTCCCATTTAGCGGTAAGCAGTATCTACACGCTGTTGGCTCGGCTATATAAATATATTGATCTATATCGGCATCACGATAGCTTTGCTCTTGAATTCCCGTCTGCACTCTTGTGGTTTCTGTGACCATCAAGCGCTCGGTATTGAATCGAGTGTTCTCTCTACCTTTCTCGGTAAGGAATCTCGTTAATTCAGATGCCAACTGTTTAGGGTTTCTACCCATCGTCACACTTCGAACAAGCAACTTATCCAAATCTGCTTTCAATTCCGCTTGGTACATCCATAGCCTTTCGCTAAACGTTGCAAATCCATCTGCTCGAAACGAGCTGTTAATCACTTGCTCCACTAATTTGGCATAACCGCTTTTAGCGATCGTCATTTCTAGGATGCCTGCTTGGCGTTGCAACTCTTTCAAGCCAGCGCTAGTAAGTTCTCCTGAAAAATACTTATCCATGTCGTTAAACGTGGCTATCAGCTCAAGTCCAATATTTGCTTTCAGTAATTCCAAGCGATTGACACGCATTGTAAGGTTGTATAGCTTCAATTCCTTGTTTGCTGTAGGTGAGAAGTCTTTCTCTTTAACATACTTCTTAGCCTTGCGAGCAAATGCTTTTACATCCATTTCACTAGCACGCTTCATCGCTTCACTACGAGTGATTTTCTGCCCATTGGAAAAACTATCCCACTGTGCATCTATCTCTTTTTGTATCGCATCCTGTGCGTATTGCAAGCGCTTCTTTATCTCGTTCATGCGTTTCTTATCATCTTTAATCTGTTGCTCTTGCCAAGCTTTTTCCCTTTTGATGAAGTAATCTTGTGATTTCACTTAATCACCGCTTTCTAAATTGGGTTAGCGGCGGTCCGTCAATCCTGCCCACAAATTCATAAGGATTTTTCAGTGGTTCATTAATTGGTTTTGAAATGTTAACTTCGATTTTAGGATTAGGAATTTTTAGACCTTCTTCAAATCCTTTTGTAATACCGCTAGCAATTCTTATTCCGTTTTCAGAAGGAGAAACCCCTAGAATATTATCAACCATTTTGCGTGCTTTCATTTCTTATCCTCCTTACCAAGAAAATCTGACTAACTCAATTTTTGCATCAATCGAATGCTTGTCCTCGTAATCTTCAACGGTAAAGCCGCCATCCTGAAACTCTTTGCGGATATCATCTGTGATTACATCTTTACCATAGAAAACTTCGTTGTATCCTTTTTGCATAGCTTCGGCGATAGCTTCTTTGATCTTTTTGCTATCTTTTTTCTGATAATCGTTCACCATCTGTTCTTTGAGATTCATTTCTTAAACCTCCGTATCGGTTTCTTCGTCACTGTCAAACACACCTTTGTCTGTTGGCGCTTCAGCATTTACACGTTTTAGCTCTGCATTTACATCTGGAACAAATGAAGCAAGTCCGAGGATAGTCTCTTGGCTCAACTCCGCTCCTGCATCAACAAGTGCTTTAAGCTCTTCTAGGATCGCTTTAGGCAGATTTGGTGTAAATGTAATACGCATACCTTTCAGGTCAGAGTTTTCCAATTCTGCGATGCTTGATTTAAGGTTAAATAAAAGACGATAGCGTCGCATCAGGCCTTTTTTAAATAGCCTTTGCTTCACTGCCGTCATCTGTTCGAATCCGAATAGTTTATATTTCATCGCTTCCCCTGATTGCACACCCGAGAAGTTGTCATCTGTTAGATCAGGAACCATCGAAATCTCGTGGATATCTTTCCTCACACGATCTTTATAAGCTTCTACGCCATTTACATCATATTGCTTATAAATATAGCCAGCTGTCACAGATGTTTTATTGCCGTTGATATCTGTGCCAGATTCAAGAAGCAACATGTTTGCATCCTTTTGCTTGGCTGCGTCGTCAGCAGTTAAACCAGACGCTTGAATGTCACCGTTGATCACTAGAAGCGCATCGTTTAAGTCCGTCATGTAGTTTGCTGTATCGGATTGCCCCGCATCGTACAAATCCATTAGTGAAAGAGTATCTTCGTATAAGCCCATTCTGAAACGATTTGGCGAGTACTCAGTAATAGGAACTTCTTTCAATTCGTGAGGTTCCTCTTCTGGGTTTTCGAGCGAGATAGAGTGTAGAGACGTTTCTCTGTAATAAATAGTTTTATCTGATGTGTAGATAATCGGCTGAATAAATTGCTTGTCAGCGTTTTTTGAGAATCTTGTTTTAGGATATCTAACCGCCAGTATAGGCTCACGTTTAACAGTCGTGTCATAGACAACAAATGTCTCAAACACATTTGCTAAATCCACATAGTCGATGTCGTCTTTATCTCGGTAACTGATTTCATAAGCTCTGCCATATTTATCCATGTCTAACCAAAGTTCGCCATTCAAACCATCAACATCATTATTCGTGTTGAATTCATCAACTTGCTTTTGCTGATCGTCGCTATCGATCTGAACCTTAATCGGATTGCCTGTGTTGTAACCTACATCAAACGTACATAATACCTTGCCGAAGTTATGGGCGGAGCGATGATCCGCTTTTTCCTTCTCCTTACGCCTTCGGTTTTTCATGATGTTGGTGTTTCTTGCTTTGTAATAATCGTCTAATACTTCAAGTCTTGGAACTTGGTATTGATGGTGATGTTGGATCATTCCTGCTAAAGTGTCCAAATCAGCAAGCAAGTCTTCAGCAGAACTAAACCGATAATGGATATTCGATTCTACTTCAAAGCTGACATAGTTAACATTCACATCAGCTGACGCTCTGCTATCAACGTCATACTCAAATTCATTTACTTTATCCATTCCTCACACTCCTTAAAACATTCTCTTGATTTTGTTCCGCTTCTCTTTGGTAATGGTTGATTTCTTTTTAGCCCACATGTCTTCGTTAAATGCATACCTTGTCGCATCGATCGTATGGTTGTCTTTATCCTCTAACCTTGGCTTTGGATTTCCATCACGATCGGTTTGATAATCTATATTTTCAAACTCTTTGGCGATGTTCGGCGTTCGCAAAGGATCAATACAAATGAAGTCCAAATCATCTAACCATTGCTCGCCATATTCGACGGAATCAGGTCCTTTTTTGACACCTTTAATATTTCTGATGCCATGTTCGTTCACTAACTCAGCGTTACTTTTTGGCTCAGCAGAATCAGAGAATATCTCGTCGTTTTGATATCCTTTTTCATGGAGTTTTTTCGCTAATTCTCTATTGCTAATCTTCACGCCGTAAATTTCATCTATTGCATAGATACCATTTTTCTTTTTGTCGTAATGCCATCTAACAAACGCTAGGGGATCAGTTGCATAACCAAAGTCATTCCCGTTTCGAATGTTGTCGAAGTTAGCTACCATCTCATCTGTGATGCTCCCTGGCACTACTTTCAGATTGTCGAAAGGTACAACGCCAGAACCAATAGCTTTACCATCATATTCCCACTCAGCTCGTCTAGGGTTCCTTGCTCTAGCCGCTTCAACTTCGCTCAGAAACTCTTTAGAGATAAAGGGGTTATCTTTATAAGTTGAGTGATGAATGAATGTGTTCTTAGGCTGAAAGGATGTTTCATATTTTTTATTTACCCATGATTGCTTCCGCTTCGGCGGGTTATAACTGTAAAAGAACTTATAAAAAAGACCATCATCCAATTCTCCCCGCAATAGAGAGTTGGTGATAGTCGTTACTTCATCTTCATTCTTAAATTCTGCTAGCTCCTCAATCCAACCAATCGCAAAAGGAAATTTGCTGTCCTTCAAAGATTTGATTCGTTCTGGATTTTGCGCACCACGAAATATCATGTAGTTACCACGAGGTTTATAAGTAATCCTCAAGGGAGATTTATTAAACTTGAACAGGTGGGAAACACCTTGCTGTTCAATCGCCCATTTCATTTGTTCATACAAAGATTGCTCAAGCGTATTATCAACATACCGAATCCCGACTGCATTTACAGCGTATCGCATTAACAATTGAGTGATTATATGTGCAATATCCGATGATTTACCAGATCCACGACCGCCCTTGCATACGATATTCAATATGTCAGAGTTAAGGGTAGCCCTCCATACGCTATGGAACTTCTCAGGTAGTAAATCAGAAAGCTTTTTAGCCATCGTCTTCACTACCGATATCATCGATAAATGTAGGAACTTCTGTAACCGACATTTCAGATACTTCAACAGGTTTATGCCCCGTTCTGTCCAAAATATCTTTTGCTGCGTTAAATCTAACTAGCTCGCTTTTAGCTGTCAGCAGTTCTTCCATCGTTCGAATAGATTTGCTAGATAAGTCTTTGAGAAATTTCTTTTCTTCGGCTGTCTTTAAATCTTCAAAATCTTTTCTTTTTTTCCACCTTGAAATAGTTTCTTCTGTAACATCAAGTCCTTTGGCAATTTCTCGTTGAGTCAATGACGTTCTAACCATTAAGACTATTGCTTTTTCATAATTATTAGCCATTGTCTAAAACACCTCCGAACTTGACTTTTTTTGAGCGTATCTGAATACTTCTTCCATATCTAAAAATACTTCCTTAGTGATGATGTACTCATCAGCAAAAGCTAGTTGTCTTGGGTTTAAACTCATTTTCCATCACCACTTCCATTTAAAAGTTCTTCTTAACTAGTGTTGCTCCCTCTCGCTCATACTGTTTAATGAACTCCTCAACGTTTGGTTGAGTTCGGGATACTACCGAGATTTTTAATCCATTAATTATTGAATATTCTATCGATGTTCCAACACGGATAATCTCCACATTCACATAGTTCCCACTCCATACAGGTTTAATATCATTGCTGATCAACCTTCCCTCTTTATCGTATACAGGGTTCTCGGTGAAGTATCTTTCGTTCTCGCCCTCAATCGCCTTCTTATATGCTTCAGCGAATTCAGGTTCTACATCAACCGTTAATAATGCTTCAAAGAATTTCACATTCCATACCTCCTTAACCTCTCCACAATATGTGGATCACTCTTCCAACCATGCCCAATGTATATCAACCTATGCCGATCGATATACTCGTCACTAAACTGCCCATAGCATTCAAGCAACGTGTGCTTAGATTTCAACTCCGCTTGTCGGATGTTCTTATGATTTAATATTCCTACTGACAGCTGGATGTAATAGTAATGCATATCAGTCACCTACTAGCTTCATGTGCTTGTTCCAAGACTCGCGCACATAATCTTCTCTAAAGCAATACCAGTCATCGTAGCAAGCTTCCTTAACGAGGTCTTCTACATTATCAAAAGATCCAACATAGTCATCTGAATCTCCACACATAGGGCAAACTCTTGAAGTGATTTCTTCATCGTATTCATCTAAAAAGTAAATATCGCTTAGACAACTCGCATATACATAGAACGTTTTATTTTTAGATGTCATAAGTCACCCTCAACCTTTCACTATCATATTCAAACAACTGCAGCACCTTCTTGCCCATCGTCCAACCGTTTTCGATCTCGTAGCTGTCATTAGGCTTAATGGTCCCTAGCTGACGATGGATCACACCTTGATAATCATTCGTCTGTTGTGTGTGGAAATGACCAGTGATTATCTCCCGTGTAGTTGCTTTACTCCATATATCGCTAAACTCAGTAGCGAACAGCATTGGCAAATCCTTCCGCTTGCCATACTGCCCATGAGTAATCATAATCGCCACTTTATCCAACATGAACGCTTGACGGTATTTGTTGTGTGCGTGTACTTGGATGTCTGGGTACTTGGCTTCTAGGTATAAGAGAAACATATACTCGATCGATCCACTATGATTTCCTTCGGCGTGTTCAACAGTCACTTGCTTCGAATGTCTCACACACTCAGTAATCAACACGTCGAAGAATGCTCGTGCATCCTTAATTGCTGTAACCATGTCCACATCTTCTAATTGCGTGCCAGCCATCGTGACCGACTTTTTGATTTGGCTGCTATGGAATAAATCTCCTAGCTGACCAATAACAATCTGCTTATAGCCTTTTGAGATAACTTCAATCATTCCCGCTAGCTTATCTTGCAAGTCCTCTAACTTAGTGATACCAAAATGCCAATCTGCCAACCCGATGAATAAGTTTCTGTCACCTGTCTTGATTGCGGTTAGTTTTACTGGCTTGATCGATTCAGTGAAGGCAGATGCATTAAATGCCTTGTGCTTTGGCTTCACCACAAACTTCAACTGCTGATTCCATTTCTGGATATCCGCTGTAGTGGTTGTCCACTCATTGGTGGTTACTTGCGATATTTCCCACTCTTGCGGATCATAGCCCTTGTACTTGAGAATATCTTCTGGTGTTTTACTGTCCTTCTGGTAGAAAGCCATCTTCACATCGAATTCAGCTTGGGAAATAGTACCATCTATGTTGTACCGTTTGTTTTCGTTGATTGATTGGTCACTCGGTTGCTTAACACGCATGTTCTTATCGCTCGGTGGCAACTTCAACCTGGCACGTTTACTTCTAACGCTTGGCCATGAGAACTCTTCACCGAACTCCTCCGAAAGCATAGGCGCTATCTCTATATTTGTTAGTCCTTCATTTGCCAATTCCGACAATCGTTTGACCTGCTGTTCCGTCCATTTAGTTATGTCTGCCACCTCGCTTTTCTGCAAAATAAAAAGCCACTCGCAATGAGTGACTTTTATGGGAACTAAATATAGTCTTTAATTATTTCAAGATTAGCATCTAGGTTATTTCTTAGACCATCAACAACATCGTTTTCATCTTCTTGATTTGCTATTGTTATTACACCTTCATTAACTCTCACGTTTTTAATGCCGTTCTTTGTTAAGTAATCTTTTAACTCATTTTCAGCTTTCAACATTTCGTTTGGGTTCATAAAAAAGCTCCTATCTTAAACTATAGTAACGGAATTATCCGTTCTACTTAATTATACCCTCAAGAAGTCGAATTTGTCCCAGAGCTCTTGAAAGATTATCGCCCACAGAATAATTTTTACGTATCAAAAGGAGGTTGAATGCCGTTGTGCGTTTCTGCTTGTGGGCGATATCTGATAATACTATTTTACCCCTCTTGACACAGGGAAAACTACACGTTTCTTTCCCAAATTAATTGATTTCACCAATCTTTCTGCCAAAGTCGAGTAAAACTTTTTGTCTAATACGATAGATTGGCGTTCTCGCATATCCATGCTTCTTGCCAAAACTTACCCAATCCATCCAACTGTCTTCTCCCCAGTACTTAGTTTCAATCAACTGTCTTATTTCCGCACT